TAATCCTGTTCCACCAATTATATTTCCACCAATACTATCTCTTACATCAGTGTATCCACTTGTAGTAATTTGACCTAAATTGAATTGCTGCTTTTGAGAATCCTCATCGAGATACCATTTTCCGCCAATACTGTTTATACCAATAGTTAAATCAATATTTCCAATAACTGGAGATCCATTACCATAAACTGGCCCATATCCAACAATTTTTTTAGCGAGAAGATCAGGAACACTAAACGTTCCCATAGTTTCTTCTGGCCAAAATTCAAAAACGTTCTGCTGTGTAACAGGAGAAATAGATCCAAAACTATTAATTCTAATAGAGAAAGTTGCTCCGGCGCCATTACCCGCATTTTGAAACGTTATAGTTGGGGGAGACGTATATCCAATGCCCGCTTTTATTACAGAAATTCCTGTCACAATACCAGAATTTATTTGTGGCACTCCAGTTGCTGTTATGCCTCCAGCTGGTGGTGCCGAAAAAGTTATAGTTGAAGCACTATTATAATTAGATCCTCCATTTATAATATCTACACCATTACTAGCTAATCCACCATAAGAATTTCCGATGGCAGCATAAAGTAAAGGATAATCCTTAATTTTGTATTCCGATCCATCACAATACAAATATCCACGGTATTGATAATCGGGATTAATTTCTGGTTGTGCATCACCAGATTGCAACACATAAGCATTTGTTCCATTAACAGAATTGCTAGTTGGAACAAATTCAGAATCTAAAGATTTTTTATTAGATTTTGTTTTAAAAACATTAATAATCGTTCCCACAGAAACGTTATCTGATCCCTTTTCAGAATAAAAATTCGATCTATTATTACGATAGTCTGGATTAAATGCTATTGCCATTTTATATTTTAATTAAATATTCTAAAATAATGAAAGGTGCTGTTACAGCATCTAAAGACGCCTCGGTTTCTGGAAACAAACCTATAGTAGTATTTAACGCATCCGGTTCAAGTAAAAATGAGTCAGTCAATATCTTGAAAGAATGAGTATTAGTGGTTAATAAAACTTTATGATTATGTATTGTTGGATCACTTATACCTTCGCTATATACCAATTCCTGAATTTCAGTAACAATATTGTGCGCCTGTGGAAAAGAATCTTGCTCAACAAGATTAGAATTCAATGGTAAAACATCAGAAAGAGAAACTCCTTTCCAATCATTAGGAACTTGTGATCCTCCAGTTATATAAGTTGCAGGTGCAGTACCAGTAGTTTGCCAGCCCGATCCATCAAATCCCCCATCAAAAAGATCAATAACACATCCAATTAAACTATCGATATAATTTTTCTGTCGTGTTCCAGGAAATCCAAACCAGTCACTAGCAAGAGCATATGAGACATCCGATGATAATAAGCAATAGCATCTTAAATTTGTGAGTTCACATCCACTGCGACAAAAATTATTAAAAGTTTCTACTTTGCTTCCAAGAAGTAAAGGTGGTGGCAAAGGAACGATATACACATTATCTTGTTTAGATGCTTTAGTACCTGATGCAATTGCCCAACATGCTTGTTGATTACTTCCAGGAGAAGTGTTTGACAATCCTCCTTCGCTATACTTAGTAGCATTTAACCAATCACTGACATTAACTGTGGTAGCATTTCGAAAAGACTGAACACCTGCAGCAGTATCTTGCCCACTAATTGGAGGATTGTTTGGTTTTATACGAACTCTATTAGTAGTAGAAAAATGCATATGAGGATGGATCGCAAGAGAATCTACACTCTCAGAATCCGTATAACCAGTATTTGCCCAAACATACGCCGGTTTTCCTTTTAATGGAATTGTTTGTGGAGGAATTATAAATTTGCCAGAATAACTAACATTCGCGACTGAACCAACATTAGATGTTGCCTCAACTGCAATTCCAGATCTTTTAATAAAATTACCAGATTGAGTTTCTGTTAAAATATTATTATACGTTCCTGCATCTGCACCGGGAACTGATCTGGGATATTTTGATCCTAAATCAGGAACAACAAATTCTTCATCTGATAATACTGTTATTGGATTTCCATCTTCATCTTTTTTAACAAATTTACAGTTAGTTCCAGTTCCACAAATAGAAGCAAGATCTGGATATTGTGCAGCATTATATTTTACTCCATCACATCTCAAATACCCAGCAGGTAAAATTGATTTGACATCAAAATTTTGTGGATTATTTGGCGCTGCAATTTCAACCGGCCAAATAATAATACTTCCAGTAAGAGTTCCGTATTTACTTTTTTCTTTGGAGTAATGTGTTGCCATCAATATGCTCGGATTAAATAAACAATATTTAATGATGGATTAGCGATATTTGCTATTATATTTAGTGCCCCAGTAATAGTTTCTGGCACTACATCACCTCGCTGAATATTAGTTATTGGATGTGTTGTCGGACCATCCAAATTACCACGATTCATTGTTAGGTCAAAGCTACCATGATTATGTGATTGAAAAGTAGTAGAGGCTGGATCTTGTGCTGCAGCAGTTGAATTTAACGTTGTGGGAAAAGTTCCGTGTCTAAAATTTAAAGATGTTTGTATATTACCAACACCAGTAATTGGTTTGCTTAAATCTATAACATAACTATAATTTGGAGAATCTCCTTCGCGAGTGATAACCAAAACTTGTGTGCCATCATCGACATAAGCAGAAAGTGTTTTATTAGAAGTTACGTACATAAATGGAACGACTTTAGTATATTCATTTCCCAAACTAGAACCAGCTGGCAACGTAACCTGAGAATTTCCTGCTGTAAGAGTAACTCCACCAACTGCATATGTTGCCGCTTCTGGATCATCACTAAGTCCAGTTGATCCAGTAACGCCAGAATTAATTCCAAAATAATTTCTTCTGTTAGATGTTTCTATAGGTCTAGGAAACATCCCAGTCCACGCAGCTTCGGCATGAGTAGTTATTGGAAAACTAGTAAATGCATCAGTATTAATTTGTGATTCTAAAACTCTCGCTGGAGCAGTTGTAGCTGGAATACTACTGTAATCATAACTAGCACTACTAAGAAACGTATTAAATTGATTAGTTTGAATTAACGTATTTTCATCATAAAAAGTAATCGCACTACTTCCACCACACCATGTTTCAGCATTCGTCGCATCGTTGAAAGTTGCTTCATTCCAAGTGCCAGTTCCACAATTATTCGGCAAAGTTCTAGATCCACCAACAGACATCGTTGAAGGAGAGAAAATATCTGGCGGAGCTTGAAATGCCTGAGCACTTTCATAAGTTCCAGGATGTTTATGATATGGCATATGATTTATGCCAAGTTTTCTAGCAACAGTATAAATTGTTGTTGAAAATGAAGGTGGACTGACGCTAATAACTGGTGAGTTTTGCCCGCCTGTCATTTTTCCAATAAACAAAATATTTGATTCCACAGTAAAGGAAAGATTTGTATCAGCGGATATTAGTGTTGGGATTGCAGTTGTAAATCCATCATCAACTATCAACCCCGATAATTTTGTAAATGCATCAATCTGACCATATTGATATTTTTGATTTGAAAGCATTTCTTGCTCTAAATCCATCATAACACGACCAGTTATGTCTGGAATTTTTACAGTTCCTTCATAATGAGGGAAATCTCCAGTGATTGCGGTTCCACCATAACTATTTCCTATTACAGATGTTAGTAGCGGGTATCGATTTGCTGCATGAACTTTACCATCACAAAGTATCCACCCTCTTGGAATATTAGAAAGAAGATTTCCTTCATTTCCGTCTCCTGCCCATGGCATAACTGTGCCAATTTTGGCAGTCTTCATAGACTTAATTGAACTATAATTTTGAGACATTGAATTATAACTCCACTAACCACCAACCACGTAAGTTGGATGGAATTTCTGTAGCAAGAGGATCATTCGGAGCATCTGTATTACCAACATATAATAAACCAAAGGAAGCATTTCTAGTTTGCACAATCAATTCGCCACTATCCCATGCTTGTCCCAATAATGCTGATCCAGTTCCAGATGTAATTCTAGATCCAGTAAAATCACCTTGAATTGCAGTAGCATTATTAGAAATTTTGAGAGCTCTAATTATAAGACTTGTATTATAACTTAAATTACCAGTCAATTCAATAAATCTAATTATATCACCAGTAACAGCATTTGTTGGTAGGTAAAGAACTATATTTCCGCCAACAGTTAAATTCAATAAGTAATTATTATTTGGTTGAAGTGGATTTGCTTGTGTTTGCCCAATTCCTGTTGAAGATTGAGAAACATAAGTCCATCTTCTTCCGCCATTAGCTGTAAAATACTGTGTGATGCCAAAGGCATCAACAGAACCATCTTGATACATTGTAAATGTTTTAGAACCAATCGAACCATCTCCAGCAGATCCAAGATTTTTTATTTCAAAAATCTTAGTAGATGCAGATTCGGTAGCAAACAGTTGCCCCTCTAGCGTTAATGATTCGCCAGCAATGACTGATCCGGTTTTTCTATCAACTTTAAATACTAATTTATTCTGACAAATTCCAGTTTCTTGACACTGTTGATTATAAATCTGAAGATTGCCAAATATATTGGCAAATCCATTAAGATACATACCATCTTTACCAGTTACTGGATCAACAATTGCTCCATCACCAGGGTGACCGTCATCATTAGTAACGTTAAATACTAATGTTTTTCCATCGGTTCCATACATTCTAATATTACCACCCGTGATAGTAATATTACCATGTGATGTAATATCCCCACCACCAAAAAACTTCGTAACTTCACTACTAACTGGATCACGATATGATTTTGGCAATCTTACACCGTATACTGAATCAATTGCTCCGATACCAGTACCACTGCCAGAAACTGCTTTACTATCTGGGAAAAATAATTCGCTATTAATTCTAATAATATACTCATAATCTAATTTCTCAGCAACAAGATCTCCATTAACCAATCGCATTCTAATTTTATTGGGATTAGTGTTTGGAAGTTCAACAGATACTCTACCAGTTGCAGGAATTGCCTCAGCAAGCGTAGTAGTTCTCGGATCTTTATCAATTTTAACTACAACTGCGCCAGAACTCCATGATTGAGCAGTTGTAGTTTCTCTTCCTCTTCCTC